ACGCTGCTTAGTTTTGCAGCAAAACCAGTGTTGACGTGCTACCGCTCGCCACGATCCAATCGTTGTTGATCGTGATGAGCTGCGGCGCCCCGAACCCGATCGTCGCGATAACGCTGTACGCATTAGGCCCGAGCGGATTACCGAACACCGTAGTCTTGTCGGCAGCACCCATTACCGTAATGGGCAACGTCGAAGTTCCGGTCCCGGAGACCGCGCCCGCATTGATCGCGAGCACGGTATTACCCGGCTTGAACGGTATCACGGTGCCATCCGGCTGATTCGACAGCAAGTGGACGATCGGCTGCGAAGCGTTCGCCGGAGTGGCGATGCTGAAGCCGAGCGTGGTCCAGCTCGCGAGCGAGGTCGCTGTGCCCTTCTGTGTGCCCAAGGTGAAGGCGTTCGACGCCGACACACCAGAGACGTAGTAGGTAGTCGAGAGCTGAAGCGTGCCGGCCGCAGCAACCTGCGTCGCTAGAATCGCATTCGGACCCTCGACGGTCACTGACACTGCATCGTTCACCGAAGGGGCATACCCCGGCACGGTGACGATGCTCGGCGTCGCTGCGGTCAGCGAGGCCGCCAAGGGATCGCCGAAAGGAACCGGCGCCTTGTCGTAAGGCAGATAGATCGGCTGAGTTCCCGCAGCCGTACCAGTGGTAATCAAGACTTGCATGTGAATATCTCCTAATGTGGCCGCGGGATTACTGGGTGCTCAACACTGCATGCGCATTGCGCTTGCCGGTGGTGAGGGCCGCCTTCGCCGTCAGCGCGAAGTAATGGACGTACCGATCGTACACACGCGGGGGCGTGCGGTTGATCATCCAATGCCCTTGGATCGGGCGCAGCTTCAGGAACTTGGTGTTCAAGAAGTAGCAGCGCTTCTCCCACGGAATGGTCGGAGCGTAGAGACCGTCGAGCACCGTCATCACAGGGTCCCAGATCAGCTCGATGTTCTTGAAGTACAGGCCAGTGCGAATGCCCTCACCGACAGCGCCGTCGAGCTTCGTCGGTTCGGCATTGTCCTTCATGTAGACCGTGCGGTTGATGGTGTTCTTCGCATCGGCGCGGTATGCGTCAAGGAAGAGTTCGCCAACCAAGATGTAGTCCGGCGCGTTCCCACCGTAGCGGGTGCAATCTCGCCACGCGATTTCCATCTGCTGGGTCAGGTTGCCCGCGGTGCCGGTGGAAATCCCAGTGATCGCGGTATTCTGCCACCAGGTAAAGACCGATTGGTCAAGGCCGCCGACCACCTGCGAGACGGTGGGCGTGGTGCTCACCAGCAAGTCGAGGCCGGGGATATTGGTCGGAGACTGCGTGCCGTCCAAGTGCAGCATGTAGTCGAAATTTTCCTGGAAGCCGAGCTTCAGCGTCTCGCTGTTCTCTTGCAACAGGTTAGTGAGCTGCACCTTCTCGGCTTCGGTCGGGACGCTCGACTTGTCGTCGGTCATCACGATGCCGTTCTGTGCCAACTCGTCCTCGTTCAGACCGAAGCCATCGTGGAAGCTGCCCCACGTGTACTTCGCCTGTTGGAGAGTGCGCTTCCGGTTGTACGTGACCTGGGTGTCACCGAAATATGATTGGAAGTTGCTGTCGTTGGAGTAGCGAAGCTGCTCGACGACATACTGGAGGCCACCGACGTAGGGCTTTTTGCCCTCCATCAGCTTCTTAATCAACGGGCGAGCCACGTTGACTTGGTCAATAGGATCATTCTTCAGGAAGTAATTGATGACAGCGTTGCCAGCGTAGCTGAGCTGTTCAGTCGTAAAAGGCATTTTGGATGCTCCATAGAAAGTAACACACTGGTTCTTCCTAGGAGCGATGACACTAGAGTTCGCAGGGGCGCCGACTTCCTGCTTCGGTTCACAGACTTTCAATCACTCGCCGCGGAGTATCGCATACCCCCGCGGCGGGGGTCAACTATGCCTTTTTACCGCCCTTCTTAGACTCGCTACCCTGCTGTTTAGACAGTGCTTTATCCATTTCCATCTTAGCACCCTTCTTGGATTCCTCTTCCTGCTCTTCGTCGTTCATGCCTGACTGATCGTCCTGCCCCATATCCATTTTGTGCAACTGAAGCGTCATGCTCCGACGCGGCTTGCCGCCAGAGTTGACCATATGATCCTGGTCCTCGCTGGTCGAGCCGACGTGCGCCTCCGCCTCGATATGAAGTTTGGTGCCGACCGGCGGCATTTTCTTCAACCCGAGCTTCTCCAAATGGTGATGCTCCAGATACAGCCGCGGAGGGGATTGCGTATCCCCCATAGCAACCGACGGGTTACTGCCCGCGGCTTTACTCGCCTCGCCTTTCATTGAAACCATTGCCATGTGAATCTCCTAAAGTGTTGGCGCGCCGTTCAAGGCGCAACATGCATTGGGCGGTACTCTGAAACATCCTTTACCACAGAATAATGACCGGCCACGGCTATCTACCGCAAACGCCTTGCTGGCGAATGGGCAACGGTGGCACCCAAATCCCACCCCGTTCTTTGCAACGCCGTATACCGCAACCGTCTTAGGTTTCTGCGGGTTATCAAGTTCTGGGTCACCTGCGCAAAGGTCTTCCCAGTCCGCGCAGCTTCCCGCCTTCGGATCAACCTCCAACGGATTCTTTGGGTCCGACGTTTCACCGGCACAGACGTGAAGACAATACGTCTCGCCGTCCCCATCATTATCGCCGTCTTCGTCGTTCGCTTTATTGCAAGCGCCGCAGTTGTAATTGCCGTTCGGGTCGAACGTGCGGGTGTTGCCTGTCGTCTGGTCGGCGTAGTGGAATACCTCCGCGAACCCCATACGGCGATGCCCTTCCTCAAGCTCGTACTTAGGCCCTGTGGTCTTCGGCTGCGTAAAAAGCCCATCGCGACCACGCGGCAACACGACGACATTACGGATCGGCGCACCGCCTTTTTTATGCAGCGCTTGGTCCATCACTTTTTTAGCGTCGTCCAAATCGTTAGCCACAAAAATCTCCTAGTACCGCGTCATTTCCATTCGCATTTGCAACTCGTGCGCTTCCGCAAGTCGGCCGTTCATCGTGTGAATGCGAGCTGCTACCTCATAACGCGACCAGAGGAATTGGCGTATCATGTGGTGTAGCTCAGGTTTCAACTCGGCGAAATTATCTGCTTTGCTGAATAGCCCGAACGCCATAATTTCCAACCCCCAGCGGTAGGCGTCGAATTCTGTGAGACACTGCGCATCGCCGAGCTTTTGGCGCTGACCGATCGGGTGCAGCGTGATGTTTCGATAGTACGGTGTCTTCGCGAAATGCACAGGGCCGGCCGCAAGCGCGTTGCATAGGTCAGGGAAACACCAGTAGGCGTGCATGCGCGGCGAGAGAACCTTATCGAGCCCTTTGCGCCTATAGATAGCGTGCTCCGGCCATACGTGTTTATGCATGACGAAGTTCCAAAGCGTGTCGGAACGCGTGAACGTCTCGTCGTCCGCGACGTAGAACGCATCCCACGCCGGTTTGTCGTTCACCTGGTCGTATAGTTGGCACGGCGCATAGTAAGCGCTGACAGTTGGGTTCGCTTCTAGGAAGTCGATGCCTTTCTGCACTTCCTCCGACACCAGGTAGTCGTCATCGCCTAGGAACACGCAATACTTCTGACTACCGGCGAGCAAAGCCGCGCGCATATTAGCGAACGGCCCGATGTTACTGCTCTGGCGGATATACCGCGCGCCGAGTGCCTTAACCACATCCTTCGTATCGTCGGTCGAGGCGTTGTCCGACACCACGATCTTCGCGTTGGGGAAGTCGGCGATCGCTTTGTCCAACGTCCACTTAAGGAACGCCGAGCGATTGAACGTCGGGATGCAAATACTAAGCAACGGGTTGCTCATCGATCTCTCCCTGTGGTCGGATCATAGCGCTTCTGGCCCGCTTCGGCTTGCTCGTAGACCCTCCCGTCATGGTTCAAACGAATACCACAATCAATCCAGGCGGTGAACCCGGCCTCACGCACCAACGCAGAGAACGAATAGTCCTCCGAAAGTAGATTGCGGTTAAAGACGCGGCCATTATAGAACTGCCAGAACGTCGGGAGGCCGTTGACGCCACCATATTCCGGAGCCAAGCCCTTGGCAACTATCCCCTCATAGACGCAACGGTCGACTTTAAGGAACCCGCCTGGCAAAAACGTCGTCTCGATCATGCCGATAGCCGGAATCTCATCGTCAGGGATCGGCTCGCCTTTCTCGCCGCGGCAGAATGGCCGCGGTGGCTGGCATTTGTCGGTGTAGAGACCGCTCACAACCGGCTCAGTCGATTCTAGTAACTGCTTCAGATCGTTTCGCGTGAATCCGATGTCCGAATCGATCCAAACGATCGTATCGAACTCAGGTTTCTGTAAAAACGTGTTAGCAAGCGTATTGCGCGCAACGTAGATGTCCGATTGACCAGCCATGGGGAGCCAACCGCCGTGAAGACCGGTCGATTGGAGGATGCCTGCCGTGTAGGTCGCATGAAACTTGCCATCGCGACAGGGCGTGGCGAGTAGAACCTTCTTGTAGTCCCTCATTTCATCGACGCCAATGCTGCGTTCATCGCTTCGGCAGCGCTCGCTGGCAGGCGAGCCTGGCCGCCGGCCGGATTCTTCCCGGCGCGTAGTGGCTGGTTCGTCGGCACCTTCGGGCGCGCAGCGGTATTCGCCGCGCGAGCGGCCGCGCGACGATCCTTCTCCGCCTTGTAGGCTTCGGAGAACTTTTGTTTCCACTGCGCAGGGTTAATCGCGGCCATGACTGGCTTCAGCACGGGAACGATCACGGATTTGATCGCGTCATACTCTTTGCCATCGACCGAGCGCAGTGTTTCTTCTAGCGTCGTAAGATCGGTGCGCGCCTGTGTCTCAACTTGCTTTGCCTGGTCAGCCTGCTGCTGGCGAGTCTGCGCCGATGTCGTCAGCTCGGTGCGGAAATTCTGACCGTTGCGAGTGCGCGCGATTTCCTTCGCGTAGTCGGCGGTCAGCTTGCCGGTGCGCACGGCCTCGGTAAGATCAGCGTGCGCCGCAAGCGGATCGCCGACCTTGCGCTCTTTGCCGAGCAGCGTCGCCAATCGCTCGGCAACACTCTCGACGAGTTCGAGCGCTTTCTCTTGCTGCGCGGGATCGCCGCTGTTGAACAGCGCGAGCCAGCTTAGCGTCTCGCCGTACTGATCTGGTGTGGCGCCGGTCGCTTGGATACCATTGACCATGTAGTCGAAATTCTGTCGGACCTCAGCGAGCTGCGTGTCCTTTTCCTTGACGGTGTTTATGAGCGCGCTCATGCGCTCCCGCGTTTCAGCCTTCAGCTCCTTCGGGATCGGATCGTTGACGGGATCGGGCTTCTTGGCCTCTGCCTTCTTCCACGTGCCGTCCGGATTGCGCTCGCGCTCACCGTTGGGGCCTTTCTCGACCGGCTTGCCGGTTTTTGGGTCTATCTCCGGCTGCGCTTCACCCGCAGGCTTTTCTTCACCGCCTTCTCCAGCCTCTTCGTCGCCAGGAGTCTCTTCTCCAAGCTCGTCACCAGCGGTATCGTCGTCACCGCCCGATGCACTATCGTCTGTAGCTGGTGTCGAATCGTCGCCAGATCCTGCGCCAGCATGAGCCGTTGTGTCTTCGTCATTTGGGACTCCAGCATTCGGATCGGGATCACCCAAAGCGGCTGTACCAAGCGCTTCGTTGATCGCGTCCATCGCGGTTTTTTCAGCCATTGTCGTTCCTCAGTGGGGTTTTATTAAAAATCAACCAACGCCGGGCGGTGGTCCTTGCGGACCGACCAGTGGAATTGCGGGTTGAGGCGGTGCAGGCGCACCACCCGGCGGCGGCTGAGGGGGAGCGGGAGGCGGCGCTGTCGCCGCGTCTCGCGTAATCGCTGGCTGCACGAGCGCGGCGGCCGCTTCGGGGCTGAGTTCGCCCTTGAGAGACACCGTGATCGCCGGCTGTATCGGCTGCGGCGGCGCTCCGGAGCCCGGCGAGCCAGGAGGCGGCTGTTTCGGGATGAAGCGATCGGGATCGCTCTCGTCGCCCAAGCGCAGCATCGTCTCTTTGATCAATTCGATGTACGAATTCGCGAGCGGCATGTTGCCGGTCGCCATTGCCTGCTCGATGTCGATGATCAGCTTCTGGATCAGCGGCAGCAACGTGCCCCACGCCTGCAACTCGGTCGCCTGGCGCGGCTTGCCGGTCGAACCGGCCTCGATCTCGACCTCGATGAGCTGGAAAAGATCCTCGATGTCCATGCCGTGCGGCCAGTACGCTTTTGAACCAGCATACTTCTGCGCATCTTGGCCGGTGAGACACTGCAGTGCCTGCTGCAACGTGTACTCAGCCAGGTCCGTAAGCATATTCTCGATCGCATCGCGGTTTGCGGTCGTACGAGCCTGCGTGCCGCTCTGCTCGATGTTAGCTTCGGTTGCGGTGATCGGATTACCAGGTTGATTGGTGGCCGCGGCGAGCGCTTCCTGCACACCAGAGATACGCTCCATATCGTTTAGAATCAACGTCGGGTCATAAAGCCGCATGTCGACCGGCGCGACAGGCTTAGCAATGAAAATGTCATTGAGCGACATGTTTGGGTCGCTCGGTTTAACCGGCACGTACTCCTGAATCTTGCTATCGGCGATCCTCTTTGCTTCCGCGTCATCAATTGCGGTCGCATTGAATAACACATTGGAGATTCCGCGCTCGCGTGCGAGCCGGAAGTTACTGCGGCATGAGCTGAACTCGTCTTGTAACTTGTACAGACGCCAGGATAACGACTGCGCATGACGCTCGTTGTCCACTTCGTAGAACGCGGTGTAAAAATACGGATAAAATCTCTCTGTCGGATACGGCGGCGGGT